GTTGAATTTTATTTAATATATTTGAATTTTTATATTCATTTATAGCTAAATCTTTTACATTTACTTCTCGTACCAAATTTATATTATCTTGAACTATTGCAATTATTATTTCTTCATTACTACCAGTATTAAATATTTGATAAAATTGACCATTTTCTTCTTTAAAATTATTTGTAACTATTATTTTTTTATTTTTACCATACACAGCCAATCTTCTATGAGTACCTTGATACTCACATACAGTATTATATGCCACAATATAATCAGTATAAGGTTTTACATACACCTTTATTCCAAGAGGATATTCTTCTTTTAAACTTTCAGCATTATTATAAAAAGTATTTTTTATTTTAAATGAATTATATTCTTCTGAAAAATTCCTTATAACTGTAGGTGTTAAAGAATTATTATGGAAATAATTAAATTTATTCGAATAATCTTCAATATTATTTCCAACTAAATTACCATATTTTAAAGTTGCATCTACATAAGATGGTTCAGCAAGTGGTTTATTTGCACTAAATTTATAATTATGGTTACCTCCATTTAAATATATACCATCTAAACCGCTAATTTTATTTTTAGAAGGTAATAAATTTATATTTCTATCACCTCTAATATATTTTGTATTTGTACCTTCAAAATCTATATCATAATAAAATATATGTAAATTTCCGTTATCATCAGCACAACCACCAAAATATCCAAAATTTTGACCAGTTGTAATACCATATCCTATTATTTTAGGTTGTTTATAATTGTCATTCCAAGCATCATTTATAGTACAATTAGTATAGTATATTCTTGGGTGTCCTTCATTACTTCTTATATATCTAGTACCATAGCACAATTCTACCATTCCATTATGTACAATTACCGCAGGTGGAGTATTTGCACAATCTTGTAATGTTTTACTTTCAGTTAATCCACTCCATGTATTACCATCATCTTCAGATTTTGTTATACATAATCCAACAGGTTTTGTTGAATCAACTATTCTTTGATATACAATTATTTTATTATCTCCTAATACTGCTATGCCCGCTCCCCATTTAACTTTATCATTTGAATATCCTGAATTATTAGTAACTTGTACTTTACTCCATGTTTCACCTAAATCATCACTATGGTACATTAATAACCCCGCATTACTATAATGGCAACAATGCAATCTACCTGTATCAGACTGTTTTAATCCATACACTCCGAAAGACGTTGTTGTTAATTCAGTTTCATCAGTAAAAGTTATAATTTTTCTAGTCCATGTTAAACCCTTATTAGAAGACTTAAAAACATACACACCATATTGACCACAAATACTACTTGATTTTCTTAAATCAGCGATAACAATATAATCCCCATTTGATAGAATTTCACATGCAGTAGTTACATAACTATAATCAGTATAAGATGTATCAATATCAAGTGGATTACAAACAATAGAACTCTCTGAAATGTCCATTGGGTTGTCTTTACTTATTGTTCTCATTTTAACAGTTCCATAACCTTGTTCATGGGCTTTTCTAGCATTATAAAAGTATACAATTCTATCTATATCTTTATCATAAAAACAATTATTTAAACACCAATCATTATGAAAATCTTCTTTTTGAAATATATTCCCTATCATTTTCATATGACACATATCACTATTATTAGGTAACATTTGTTCTATAGAATTATATATTTCTTGTGGACTAGGAGTAGATAAACCATTTACTGCATTATTAATTTTTGTTGTAATATTATTATTGATATTTATTTCATCTATCTTTTCACCTTCAAGTAATTTTTTTATCATATAATGCTTATATTTATCATCAATATTAAATACTACATTTTCTTCTGTTCCATATAATATACCTTCTTTATAAGAATGAGGTTCTTTTGATATTATAAATGTAGAGTATGTTGTAACATAATTATATAATCTACCAAATCTAACAAAATAAGCATTTTCAGGTACTGTAAAATAATAAGTATAATCATCATTATTATATTTAGAAAATGTTACTCCACTTGGATTAATTACATTCTTATCTTTATCATATACACTAACCCATACGTTGTTTGGGAAATCTGTTTTATAACTACAAGAGTAATATATAATTTCACCAGGTTTAACTGGAATTAATTCAGTATATCCATAATTTGAACTTGGATTAGGTGATTCAACTCCATTAACACCACAAGTACCATTAGTTACTTTATTTGGATTATATAAATTTATTAATTTATATTCCATAAAACTAAGTTTATCTAATGTAATATTTTTATCTTTTATATTTTTAGTCTGTACTGAGTTTTCTCCTAAAGATAGAGAAGAAAGTGTACCATCCTCTATTTTAGATTGAATTATACTTGTTAATTGTTCATCTGTAACTACCGCAGTAGGTATTTCTACAGTAGCTATTTGAGTACCATCGTTCATAAGTTTAAGAGTTTGATTATCCATACTCATTGTTATTTTAGATAAATCAACATCACTTCCACTTATTTCAATTCCATCTCCTAGAAGTGTACCATCTTGTTTTTTAATATATACTTTTCCATCAGTATGTTTTGTTAATCCTAAGTTCGCAATATCTTTATATTGCGTATTAAGTGCTTTACCTTGTGCAGCACTCAAAGCAGCAGTAGTTGAGTCACTTTCTAGATTATTTACAACTTCTATTGTACTTCCACCTGCAGGTAATTCAGTTCCACTATCTAATTTTGTTCCATCCTCTTTTGCTAGGTATATTTTTCCACCTTCTACTATAGATTTAGCAGGGATTTTATTATTAAGTGCTTTACCTTGCTTTGCACTTAAAGCAGATGTTGAACTATCACTGTTTAAATTATCTACTATTGCTGCCGAACCTGTTCCACCTGAATTTTGATGCGCTGCCTCTATACCATTTTCCATATTGTTTAACGCTTCTTTTGTAATTCTGTCTCCACTTTTCCATACTTTTTTATTATAAGACATTTTATCCCTCCTTATTAAAAAAGAGGACCTATGAAGATCCTCTTAAATGATAATAAAAAGAGAAGATTAATTTTCTATTAAATCTTCTCTGCCTTCTGCTACTAATATAATGTCTATTTGTTCTTTATATTTGCTAAACTTACTCATAACCTTTGCATAACTAAGGTTACCTTTCATTATTTGTAATGCTAAATATCCAGCCATTCTTATTCACCTCCTTCTTCTCCAAATAATAAATCATTCAATGCAGTTTGAGTTAGTTCTAATTCTGATTTTAATTCTTCAACTTCCTTTTTTAGTTTTCCATTTTCTTCTTTTTCCTTATTTATTTCTATCAATGATTTTTCGTGAAATATTTTCATTATTCAAATGCACCTCCAAATCCATAAATAGCAACTTCTCCATCATATCCTTGATTCTTTGTAACTGTTATTCTTATTTTAATTCCCCATTTGGAAGCAGTTTTACTTGAATTTGTAAATAAATAAGGTCTATTAAGTACTACCATAGTAGTTGCATCTTCCCATGTAGGATTAGAGTCAAATCCATTGTTACATACTTCTACTTTTCCAACTCCTCCAGTTGTGGTCCATTGAGGGGATACTAATATCTTTGTTGCTTTTGCATCTGTTTCTATTGCATTTTTCATAACTATTTGTAGTTTTGTTATTTTTCTGGAAAATGTAATAGTCTTTGAACTACTTCCACCAAGAGCATCACTTGCTATTATTTCTACTGTATTTGTATTAGATCCACAAGTAAGCCAGAACGTATCAGTTATTCCTACTGTATAGTTTGTATTTGTAGTTGCACTAAATTGGTTTATTACTTCACCATTCAATTTTTCAGTTACAGTTATTGCATCTCCTTCATTATCTTTAACTGAATAAGTAATGCTAGGTTTAGTTGTTAACTCTCCTAAGTCTGCTTGCCCTGTATAAGTTATAAATGGTGCTGAATTAGTCTTTACAAATGTATATCTTCTATATGTAGTAGCACTTCCGTCGGTAACTTCTATTTCTATGGTGTTGGTAGTATTCATGCTAAGAGAAACAAATAATTCATCTGTTATTGTAAATGTTAAAGTTGAATTTTGAGTTGGATTTTTTAATGTTCTTATGATACTTCCATTTAATTTTTCTTTTACTGTTAATTCTTGCCCAGCGTCTGCATCTGATACAGAATAAGTTATACTAAATGAACTTGTTTTGTTTCCTAAATCTAAATCGCTTCCACTTATAGACGGAGGATTATTTACTGGTACTAAAGCATAAATAGCTCCATTTGTTGAAGTTGCTCCTCCTGCTTCAGTATTCCCCCAAAGAATTCTTACCCATAGATTATTACGTTTTTGATAAAATAACCATACCCCTTCACCATTTTCAAATGAAGATGTAAGCGTATGTAAATATTCATTTTCTCCATATTCCCACTCTATTTGAGTAATAATATTTAACGGAATGCTTTTCCACTCTGATTCACTCAATAATCTCATTGTATACTTTTCATTTTCAATTGTGCATACTTTCTCATTGTTATTATACATACAGCGATTAGTGGCATATTTAAAAGTAAAATTAGAGTCTATATAGGCTTTCTTCCCATCAAGAGATATTTCTATAAACTTTCTTTTAGAACTATCTTTTTTTGCATCTCTGTATTCAACAACAGTACCTGCATTAGAACTAGAGCAATAACCCATTGGCCCAAATTCAACGCCATCAACATATAAAGCCCCAAATTGTTTTATATCACCTACTGCCATTCAATCACTCCCTTTCTAATAATAGATTTTCCCTAAAATTGGACTATAAATCCCATCAACAATATTAATATCATCTAGAGTAGTTAAGTCTTCTAAGAAATTGTTATGTGGCATATTATTTATAAGATTGTCTTCTAATACTTTTACTTTTGTTTGCATATTTTTTACAGCTGTCTCCATTACAATCATTTCACTATGTGCTGATTCTATGCCATCTTCCATATGATTCATAAGTCTAGCACAATACAAAGTACCAACTTGCAATACTTCTCCTGTATCAACATCTTCTATGTGGTCTATCCATTCATTCTTTGTATATATACTCATTTTTTACACCTCCGTAAATTCATGCTTAAATGCTATATACAATGCCTTATCAGTAGTTCTTTCATAGACTTTCTTGTCTTGTGCTACTATATCCCCATCTTTATCTATTACTCTTATATTTGTAATTTTTCCTTTGTAATTCTCATCAAAGAATACATAAGCACAAGCAGTATTTCCTATTACTTTTTTAGAAAAAAAATCTATTTCTTTTTCTTCTCCATCAAGTGTATATTTCACATTTTTTAGTTTGCTAATATAATAATTTGCTAATTTATTAAGCGCCTTATCTGTAAGAGTTCTCAAGTTTATCACCTCCTATTGTGATATAGCGTTATTGCTGACATTTAATGTTATACTCTTTGAAACACCGCTCTTAGAAGTTGCTGTGATAGTAGCTGAACCACTTGAACTAGCTGCAACACAAAATCCACTATGAACAGTAATAACACTTTCATTATTTGATTCCCAGCTTAAAGCTTTGTTGATACAGTTGTCATTAAACGTTGCTCTAACTACACAATTATTTTCATTAAAATCTGTTGCTTGAATTGTGAAATCGCTACTATTAAGTACTACATTTTCTGTACTTAAAGGATAATATTTAACCCAATCAACATATTGAGTTATTTCAGTTGTACTACTATCAGGAGTACCACCACTAGCACCAATTGCTTGATTAAGTAAAATGAAGTGTGGTATATGGAATGCTCTGTTATCAGTAGCACTAGTTGTAGATAGCACATTACCGTCAATAGTAAATTTCAAGCTACCATCTGTTGCCCATTCCATTGCAAATATATGCCAATCACCCGTAGCATAATTGTCATACCATACACGGCCACTTTCTTCCTTTTGATTAAAGAATACACCACAAGTTAATTTTTTATTATAAAATTCAACTATATCAAATTCACCACAGTAAGCCCACCATTCACCCAAAGTATCCGGGCTAGCATTTTCTTTATAACCAAATTCGAAACTATCTCCTAAAGTCCAAAATGCTCCAAATGCTCCATTTAAGTTGCATAATTTAACACGTGCCTCTATTTTCCCATACATGAATGCAAAATGACCTTTTGATATAATAGAAGATGAAGTCCAATTCCCACTACTATCTTTTAAACCCCTTAAAGCTAATACACCATCGTTGACTTCAGCGTTTGTATTTGTATATCTTTGAGTTTCATTATTTCTTACATATCCTAATTCATATCCCCATTTATTTGAATCTATTGTGTTACTTGAAAAATCGTCTATAACGTAAGCTCCATCGCTATCTAGCAAAGCACTTGTACTAGAAGATGATTTAGTCAATATTCCAGTTACTTGTGTACCGCCACTTGTACCACATATTCTAATATATGAAGCACCAGCTGGCACATTAATTGTTGTTGATAAAGACCCAACTGACCAGTCTGATGTATTATTTTCTATATATCCTCCTGAGTCATTGCCTAGATAAGTATCACTACTATTATAGAAACATACACAAACATAACTTATAGGATTTAAATCAAGTGTATATTTTCCGGATGGAGTTACTGCTATTTTATCAACTGTGCTATAGTATTTTCCATCGGTAGTATCTGTAATTACCCCATTATCAAGTTTTTTATACTGAGTGAAAGTTAATCCACTATTATCTACTAAAGTAACTGTGAATACATTACTTGTCTTAGTAGTTCCACTTGCAGTTGTTACTCTTATAGCCATACTATATGTTCCAGCACTACCTTGGTTGTCATGCTTGAATTTGTAATTTGTTCCATTTACTACAACATCACTTGTTTTATCGTAGAACGTATTTCCACCATCCCATGAGACTTCATGTTTTACTACTTCTACATTAGTATTATATTCTATATAGAATTCTGTTTGTGCAGGTTGTGTTATATTTGAAATATTACTAATAGTTAACGTTTCGGTAGCACTTATAGATATAATTAAATCTCCAGTAACTTTAGATATATTTATTTCATTATTATTAAAAGCAGTAGAAGTTATATCAACTCCACCCATAGTTATGCTTAATGAATTTATTTCATACCCACTATTGGCAGTTATAGTAGCAGAGTAACTGTTCCCATAATCTACCTGTATTGCAGAGTTACTATTACTTACATTAGTTAATTTATTAGTTATACTAAATTTGATTATTGTAGCAGTTATATTCCCATTATCATCTTCAGATAATGTATATTTTTTATTATCAAGTGTTAATATTTTTCCAGTAACCTTTCCACTTATCAAGCTTATATTAGTAGCCATCCTTTGAAACGTATCTGTATTACTTGTTGTTACTCCTTTGCCAGTAATAGCTTGAGCAATTAAAGTTTTACCATTACTGGCAGATTGAAAAACCTCATTTATTGCACCTTTTAAATCTTGTGCTGTTGTAGATAATGTTCCAGATCCTATTATATTTTTTATCTCTGTGTCATCATAATTATGCAGATTCTGCAATTCTTGATGTGCTTCATATATTCCATTTTCAATATTATTAATATCTTCTTGTTTCATAATATCGCCGGTTTTCCATACTTTCTTTTTATATGCCATATATTCACCTTCTTTCAGTTATAAAATTTTGCTATATCCTATCTTTAATTCGCCTATTTTAGAACTTATACTTTCTGTTTCTGTTACAATAGCATAATCAACAAAAGCATAATCAACAATATTATTTTTACTTGGATTATGTATTAATTCAAATTCCTCTTTTGACATTTTTATTATATTTTTATATAATCCACAAATAGGTAAATTGCTATATCCATCATAAGTTCTTGCTTGTATTACTTTTCCTATATTGCCATATCCGTCTGAATAAGGTTTCCACCAAGTACCTACTCTAAATGTATTGCACTCTGGCAACTTAGATAATGCTATTCTCTGGCTACTATTAATTACTACAGTTCCCTTTGAAGCAAAAGTAAATGAGTAATTAAGGTGAGCTGGTTTATATAGTTCAATTGCATTAATAAGGTCTGAAAAATTACTACTTTCAAATTTTGCATTTTCTAAAGTAATATTAAAAATGTAATGTGCATTATCTTCTTCAACTGTTACATTTTCAACATCAAAAAAGGAGTATGCAAGTTGCTTTACTACTTCAATAGTAGTTGTTTTGCTACCCCTCATTTTAGTTAAAATTATACTTCTTCTTTCTTCATATGTTTTTCCTATGCCTCGTGGTAAATATAGCATATTTTCCCAATAATCTAATCCCCAAGTTGCAGTTAAAACATACATTTGTCTTAATACATCTTCTATTTCTTCAACTAATATTTCTCTTTCTTTTTGTTCAGCTTCTATAATAGGCCTAGTATATCCATTGTCATAAAAATAAGGTAGTTTATCAATTAAATCCAACTAAACCACCTCGCTCACCGAAATTGTAATTGTATCTATAACAGGAATATAATAATCTCCGACAGGTATATTTTCTTGCTTGCTATTTATTGTATATGCTACTATATCATCTACAGCCTCTAAATCACCAACTACTGATAATGCTTTATAATATATAATATCTTCATCTTCCAAATTATTCACATAATCTGATAAGACTGTTGATATTTGTTCCTTTGTATCATCTAACGAATAAGCACTATCTAGTTTTATTTTAATATCAAATGTTAATTTTAATAACTGTGGAGTATCAACTGTTACAGTTGCTCCTATTGGTCTTTTTTCTTCTATATATGATATAACTGTATTTACAGTTTCTTCACTGCATGGAAGATTGTCATTACCTATAATAAGCACTTTTACTGTTCCATTGCCATTCCAAAGAGGATATACTTTTACTCTTCCTACTCCATCACATTCTAAGGCCCATGCTTTATAATCATTAACATTTCCTGATGTCCTTGGATTTTGAATTATATATTTAAATCTTTCCTTAAGTTCTTCATCTGTTTCAGTATCTACACCATTTTCAAATGCAGTTTCATTAGTTAATGAAGTAACTCCACCTATATGCTCTGCAAATTCAAAAGTGGACCCAGCTGGTAAATTATATTTATATCCTATTTCTGTTGCTTCTACATATAAAGTATCTTCATTTGGTAAAAGTATATCGTTTAATACTATATATTCTAATCCATTAGATGTAATTATTGTACTGTTGCCTATAAAAGTATCATCTAATCCAGTAACCTTTATAGCTCCAGTTGCTTTTTCTCCGTCTTTTCTGTATACCCCAAATTCATTAACTCTTTTATCCAAATAGTCGTCAAAAGTATCTTCTATAAATGCTAAATTAAGTATATCGCCCATAGAGATATAAGCTTTCGCTAATTCCTCAGCTAATGGTGCTAATAAGTTAAATGATACTGAACCTTCTCTAGTATCTAAATTATTAGCACTTGTATTTTCCAAAATTCTTTCAATTAAGGCTTCATATGTTTGCTCGCTAAACAACAAAATTCACCTCCAATTCTTCATAAATTGTTATTGCTCTCATATCTACTTGTAATGTATCTCCATCAAAATCTACTTCAAGTTTATTTATTTCTAATATATAAGGATTTATCAATAATGCTTCTTCTATATATCTAGTAACCTCCATTTTAGTAAGTTCAGGAGTATAATTTTGTCCTAGCAATGTATCTATTTCACATCCAAAATCCCATGAATATATTGAAAAATAATATCTAAATGTTTTTATAGCGTGCCATATCCATACACATATAGCTTCATTTTCCTCTACTATCTTAAATTCATTGTTAATAACAAGAGGATGTTCATTCTTGAAATCCCATGCTATTTCTCTATACAAAGGCAATGTGTCATCTTCTTCTAATTCTATGTCTGATACACTTTCAGTAATGTAGTCAATAAAGGGATAAAAACTATCATTGTATTCTTCATCCATCTATACTCACCACCTTTGATATAATATAAAAAATATCATCTTCTCTAAGCATTACAACTTTATCACCAATATTCAGCTTGTTTACATAATCTTTAGATTTATGAGAGTGTTCTCCTCCTGTATGAGTATGTGTTCCATCTCCTCCACCTTCTCCTGTTGTATGGCCTCCACCACTATGAGTATGTTCTCCTTTTGTATATGTTTGTGTTTCCTTATGTCTATCTAAGAGCCATTTATCTATCATGAGATTATCTTTATCTAATTCTATTTCAGATGTTTTAATTATTAAATTTGGAAGAGGTGATACAACAATTCCTATATTCAATAATTTATTTTCTGTTATATTACTTTTAGAAGTTTCTTTAATTATAGATAGAAATTCATTGTAAGGATTTTTTTCCATTAGATCACCACCTTATATATGTCTTCTTGCCCATATAAATTTTGTTCCTCTGTAAGATAAGTATGATTTCAAATTAACTATCATGACTTTCTTATAACTATATGAAGCATGAATCATTTGCCCATTTCCTATATACATACCAACATGAGTTATTCCATTTGCTCTATCTGTTGAATAAGTATTAAAGTAAATTAAATCTCCAGCTTGTAATTGTGATGTGCTTGTTATCTTTTTACCTTGTTCGCCTTGCACATTAGAAGTTCTTTGCAATGTTATTCCTAATGCTGTTTTATACACATAGCGAGTAAATGATGAACAGTCAAATGATGTAGTAGAGTTTATTGAAGCTCCCCATACATAAGGTGTTCCAAGTTTAGCTTTTGCAACAGAGATTAATTTTTCCTGTTTTTTATTTAAAGGTAAATTTGAAGTAGCTGGGACTTCTTTGTATCCAGTTCCATCTCCTATTATGATATATCCATGTTTAATGCCGAAGGCTCTACATTCTTTGTCAGTTCTCATTAATATATCTATGTGATATACACCATTTTTAACTACGATTTTCCCACCTCTGTCGGTTACAGTATAAGTTTTACCATCTATAAAACTTCCCGTACCACTTGGTTGTATTTTTGTTCTGAATGGAATACTCTTAGGTGCAGCGCATGTACGTTTGCTAGGGTCTAATTTCCCACCCATGCTTTGATATATTCCACCTTCTATTCCAGGTCCTGGCCAATATGCAGTAAAAATAGCTTTTACTTTCTTGCCATTTAATACTTTTTCTCCATCATTGTAATTATTATCATTGTATGGTGTTTCTTGTTTTTCTTCATCTTCTCCTGCTTCAACTTCGTTCATTAAGTTTTTATAATTAAGATTAAGCGCTATTTTATATTCTCCATTTTCCCAAGTATGAGAGTCTGTATCTATATAAAATAGTCCTTTTAATCCTGTTGATGAGTCTGTAACAGTCACACCATATCCAGTAATACAAGTGGTATCTCCATATCCATCCAAAGATGCACTTCTTTCTCTATCGTTTAATTTTTTCTTTGCTTCTTTTCTAGCACTTTCTAAATCTATAATTGTAGTAGTTGTTGTTTGGTTATTATCAGTCACATCTGTTGATGTATTTGAATTTGATATTTTTTTACCTCCAATAGTAACTTTTGAATACCAAGCATTTGCTTTATTTCCTCTGAGTGTATTTCCTCCACCTCTCTCAAAACAAGCACCAAAATAATAACCAGCTTTATAAGCATCCGTTAACTTTATAAATTTACTTACTCCTCCTACTTTACTATTAAGCAATGATTTAGTTGTGCTATCTTCTCCATTTAATTCATCCCACATATGTTGTAATTGGAGATTTAAGTTTGTCCAGCTTACTCCTTTTTTAGTAGCTTTTCTTTTCAAGCTTGCTAATCTTACTCCTAACCATTGAAATAATCCACTTGCTCCTATACTATTAACAGAACTTGTATTGAATGAGCTTTCACATTCTGCATTAGCTACTATAGCTGCTGCAACTTGTGGAGTGCAACCTTTGCCTATACAGAAATCAAATATAGATTTTGCTATTGAATTAGTAGTATTTAATGAAAAAGAGTTGTTTTTAGTAGTTGAAGATGTAGAAGCGGAAACTGCCATTGTTGATATTTCAGATGTTGCTGATTGTGTAGTTTCTGATGTTTGGCTTTCAGCTTTTACAACTTCTTGAAATAATCCATACAAATCTATTGAATTACTATTCTTTTCTTCTCCTATTTTATTTCCTGAGTCATCTACTATAATTACTCTATTTACTACATTCTCTATACTAGATTTATAAGTTGTTGATATTATATTTTCTTTTTCTTTGAATTGAACATCTAACTTTATATCTCCTTTTAGGGCTGTGCATATCTCACCTTCCTTAGCATAGCACATATATTCTTTGCCATTACTAGCATGAGAATTTGTATAAGCACTCATTATAGTGTCATACATGCTTACTCCTATAAATACTTTGCTCCATGAAACACCATCACTTACAATGCTTCCTTTTTTAAGTCCATATTTTGAATAATCATCTAGCATTTGAGTAGTTATTTGACTAGCAGTCTTGTTCTTGAAGTTGTAATTAACTTTAATATTAACTAGTTTTTGTGCATGGTCATAAGCCATGTAGCTTGTAGTATCAGTAGTTTTTTCTATACTGTATATAAATCCTCTAAATAATTCTTTTTTATTTTCATAAAAAAAAACCATATAGCCTTCTTTAATATCGACTTTTGGTATTTTTTTATCGTATTTATTTGAAATTATTGAAAATTCTAGCTTTCTTGATGCTTGTTTATAATCTCCACTCCAAGTAACTTTTTCTACTAACTGTGTTATATCTGTTTTTTTATTATTTCTATCAACTATTTTTAGTGTTATCATTATATCACCAGCTTCCATCCAGCTTTAATTATTGTATTTTTAGCTAATGAAGGATATTTAGATTTATTTTTTTCTATTATTTTTTTATAGCTTGATCCTTTTCCATAATATTTCTTTGCTATATCATATAGTGTATCTCCCTTTTTTACTATATGAATTGTTTGTTTACTTTTGGTTGAAGTTTTATTTTTATTATTGTTTTTATCTTTTGAAGATGTCCTATTTTTGTTATCAGTTTTCCTTTTGACTGGAGTTGTTGATGATATTTTAATTTCTCTATATTCTTTTAGATTAATAGTATAATATACATCTCCTGTGCCATCTTGTTGGGAAAAGGTAAAATCAGTTATTCTTGCTTGGAAGTTTATTTCTGTGCCAGTTACTATGAATCTCATTACTTCACCGTTATTCATGTAACCTCTTATTTTAGAAACACAATCCCATTGTTTTGGATAATTTGGATAATTTACGAACTTATATTTTCTTTTTGGATTTGGAAAAAATGATGATATCTCTATTGTTCTTAATCCTTTACCTCCAAATATTGCAACATCCCCTAATCCTGTTATATTACTGTCATTTATTATTGCATAATCTTGTACATTTATAGTAGAAGGCAATATGGGAAATCTAAATATATGTTTATCATTTTTTAAATACATCTCCATAATGCAATATTACCTCCCTTACTAAGTTATTATTTTTTGTTCATTTAGTTTTCTAACAAATTTTTCTGCAAATCTATCTAAATCAGCTTCTTCTCTTATAACTACTGTATCGGCTATTTTGGCTATCATCACTGAGGGATTACCTTGTCCTTTTCTCCATTTATCAGCCTCTCTTCTCGGTAAAATTGCTTCTCCTTGATGCAGATTTGCTAAATAATTATTATAAGGAACTCTTTGAAGTCCTGCTGCATGGTTTCCATCTTCTGCTCCAGTTAATGACTCTGTTACTTTTTTAACTGTAGCAACTATAGGATTATTTGTGATTTTATCTTTTAATCCTTGCCATGCATCTTTTGCAGTATTAACTACATTCATTATTTTTTCTTTTACAGTATTAAAAGCATTTATAGCAGTATTTTTAATAGCATCCATTATACTTTTTACAGCATATTTAATAGCATTCCATTTTTCTACTACTACAGATTTAATTGCTGATACAATAGTTGATATGGCAGTTTTTATAGCATTCCATACATTCGTAACTACTGTCTTGATTGCGTTTCCTACCACTGATACAACTGTTTTTATTTCATTCCATTTATTTTCAACTAACATTTTTATAATACTTACAATTGTGCCTATTACTGTTTTTATTCCATTCCATATTGCAGTTACTACTGTTTTTATTGCAGTTGATATAACAGTTACAGTTGTTTTTATCTCGTTCCATTTATTTTGAATTAATGTTTTAATAAAATTAATAATTGGTGCTAAAGCTTCTTTTAACTCATTCCATTTACTTACTACCCAATTCTTTAGTTCAGTAGCTTTTGCACAAACTGTGTCCCAGTTTTTATACAATGCAACTCCTATGGCTATAAGTGCTCCTATTACGCCTATAACTATTAAAACTGGGGCACTTAAGGCTGCAAATGCTCCTGATACAACTCCCATAACAGTACTTATGCCAGTAAATGCTAATTTTACCGTTGTTACTACAACTATTATAGTTCCGATAATTCCTATTAGAGTTGTTATAGCTGCTACTACCATTGTTATGCCTGATACTAATTGAGGATGTTCCTTTATAAATTCTTGAAACTTTTGAATTACTGGTTGTATAGCATCCGCAATTTGTTTTATAACTGGTGCTAATGCTTCTGCAAAAGCCGATTTAATTCCATTAATTGCTGAATTTAAAGGTGCTAATGCTGAACCTAATTCTGCTTGTGCCTTTTGTGATTCCCATAAAGATTTATTATAATCAATCATGGATTTATTAGTTTTATCATACGTTTCTTTACTTTTTCCGTATGCTTGATTTAATGTATCTGTTATAAGTTTATTTTTTTCAGATACAGTTTTACATGCCTCTAATTTCTTATTAAAACTATCTTCACTTATTCCAGCCCAGTTCAAAGCATCTGCTAAGTTTCCTGTAACTTTACTTACTTGTGCTGTTTCAGTAATCGATTCAGTAAGTCCTTCTATTGGAATACTATCGCCATATGCACTCCATACTGCTAGCGAAGCATTGATAGTTTTATCTAATTCACTTTGAGATAGCCCCATCTTTTGTAAATTGGAAACAACATTGACTGCCATCATATCATCACCAGTATATCCATATACTTGTCCAGCATTTTTATTAGCATCTTTCTGTTTATATCCATTTTGTTTAGTTGATCCTTGTAATTTACTTTGTAGAGAATTAAATTCTTTAGTAGCTTCTGTTAAATCCATTAAGTTTTTAACTACATCAATAATTTTTCCTCCAAATTCCATCATCTTTTGTCCAGCTTCCATAACTCCTAGAGAGTTTATCCCTCTTGCAGCTTCATTTGCAGCACTATTGGTATCTTGTAATGATCCATTAGTATCTTTTATTGTGCTTGTTAAATCATTCATTGAATTAGCTGTGTCCCCAGTTGCCTTTTGTACATTTTTCATAGCACTATTTACATCACTAGATGTTTTATTTAAGCCTTTCATTTCATTTTGAATTTCATTAAGAGGTTTGCTGATTTCATCTTTTAATTTTATTACCGCTTCTAATGTTTTATCATTTGCCATAATCTCACCTCCTTTTATTTAATATTTAGAGTAGGAAAAATATTTTTATTTTTTGATATTTTATAAAATTCCTCTGACTCTTTTCTTACAAATGCTTTTATTATAGTCTTTTCTCCAAATCCCATATTATAATAATGAGATGGCATTATATTTTTATATTTAAACAGATAGTACATTGTTGCTATTTCACTATCTGTTTCAATTAGTTTTTTATTTCTTCATCTACTTTTTCTATTTTCTTTAAGTCTGATAAATTATTTATTGCATTTACTAAGTCCTCTACTTCTCCTTTAAGAAGCAATTTATTTATAAGTTCTTTTGGAGTAGCACAATCAAAATGTTCTCTAAGTGTCTTATCCTTGAATATTGGACAACCTTCCATTATAGTTAATACTTTTGTTTTATATACATCTATGTCTGATACGTTTCCATCTTCAATTTTTATAGCTTTCTGTTGTATTTCTGTGGCTTTTTCTGCATTTATAGCTTGTATTTCAAATTCTAGTTCTTCACCTATTTTTTTTACATACATTTTATGTATAGCAGTTGGTGTTTCTAATGTCCCTGCGTCTATTTTCATTAATTTATCTATTATATTCATTTGATTTCCTCCTAAAATAAAAATAGGCTTTAGTTAGAAACACCAAAGCCTTTATGATATTATTTTTTATATTAAATCTATAAATTTATATTTTGTAAAAGTGAATGGGCATTCCACTTCTCCTAATGTTTTAACTTCAAAATCAAATAAAGTTAAATCATCAAAAGATACTCCTGATATACTTATTCTTTCACTTCCTCCGTTGCCTGGGTCAGCTAATTTCCCAACTATTGTTACATCCGGTTCTAAACCATCTTTCATAAAATTAGCTAACAATTTTATCATTCTAGAGTTTGTTTTCTTAAGTGTCATAGAGCCAGTTCCGCTATATCCTGTTATTTTATGTTGAGTCATCATTTCACCACATATATCTATGTCTTCTTTATCAAATTCTATTTTAGCTTGAAAAGCTGATATTTCATCAACTAATGCATCATTTATCCAAACTTCAGCCCAAGTCCCATTTATTACTTTGTTAGCTTTCAACTAAAAACACCTCCTATATAAAATAAAAAAGAACTTAATAAAAATTAAGTCCTTAAAAATTGTTTATAAATCATATATTTCATCTTCAAGTCTTTTTATTGCAGTTTTTATTGTTTTAAAATCTACTTCCATTCTATTAGCTTCTCTATTGATAGATGAACCATTTTTAAATTTATATTATAGATATTTTATGGAAATATTATACAAAGCATCTGATTTTTTATTTCAATGGCATCAGATGAAGCAGCGAATGCTAATGCTTTCGATCGCATCAAGAATTTTACATTCTACTGCTATAAACACTTGATCTCCTGTATTTGCTTCTCTTATCTGTTGATCGCTCATAGTAGATATACTAACTCCATTTGATTTTAAGTATTTCTTTTGTTCTTCCATATCTATATCAACTGTTACTGTATTTTTTTCAACTAGTCCATCATTAATCAATCCATCAAAATAACCATGGATAGCTGTAATTAGTAATACTTTATTATCATAACTGTTACTTAATTTTCCAATATATGCATCTCTTGCAGTTTTTCTTATATCATTTGCTATTAAGTCCATTATGTCAACAGTCTTAATTTTTTGAAATAAATCACCTTTACTTTGTATATCTGTTACAGTTGTATCAGATACAGTAGTTAAGCTGTTTACTCCTCTTGCCACTTTTATTCTTCCTGATTCCTTATAAAGAATAAATTCGCCTTTCCCTACTTTTTCAGTTGTTTCAGTTCTTGATTCATAAGGTATCAAATCAACTTCTGGTACAGAAGTATAAGTGGTTGACATTCTTAAATCTGTTCCAGCTATTAATCCTGCAACTCTTGCAGTAAATTCAGCAGCAGTATAAGTTTTTTCTCCTACAACTACTCCACTTTGAGTTACATTTATTATTCCTTCATAATCAGCTGTTTCATTAGCTAATACTGCCTTAACCATATTCCCTAAATTCCTTTGCGATTTAACCCATGTCACTATTGCTGTTTTATCTTCATCTACAGCTGATGGGTAGCATAAATAGTCAAATTGTGTATTTTCAAAATGACTTAAAGCATTCTGCAAAGTTAATTCTCCACTTATAATGTATAGTTCTAATCTTAGTGGTGCGCTTGTATTTCCTATTAAAGCATTCGTTATAAGTTGCTTATTATTATCTGTAACATCACTAGGTATATCAGTTACATCAACTATAGTTGCAGGAGATATAGCTTTTTCTTCCTTTATTATCATTGCAACTATACCTCTGGATCCTCTGCTTATAGCAGTAATACCTTCTTGTATAAATTTAATACTTATACTTGGTAATCCTAAAGCCATTTATTTCACTCTCCTTTTAATTCTCTAATAATTTTGAAATATCTACAATAGCTTTGTCCACTATTGGCAAAGTAGGATCATCAGCTTCTATTGTTATATTTCTTAATTCATTAAGTTGTAAATGTAATTCTTTCATTAATTCATATTCTGTTGGTTCGCTATCCGGATTATCCAACGGACCCGTATATTGTGAATATTTAATATCATCAAAATCAAGATGTATCATGAAATCAAGTATTCTACCTACTTCATCTGAATATATATTGCTTTCTATATCATCTACTGTCAGATAAGTATCATCTACAAATAAAGTCCTTCCAAATATTTTTTCAAGTCTATCACTGGCATCATATATATTTGTTATACTTTCTCCTGCTTGTTGTAGATACTTTATTGATACTGATATAGTTCTTAGGTTAGATATTCTAGTTATAGCTGAACTTGAAATAGGCAATATTTGTACAAAAAAACAAGACTTATCAAAGCCTTGCGTATTGTCATCTTCTATATATACATCTTGCGGAAAATTTTCTGCTACTGCTTTCGTAGTAGCATATAATATACTTTTTAGAGGTATCATTTAATCACCTCCTATTTGAAGCCATATTTTTTAAATAGATTTTCTAAATCTTCTTCAAAATTTTTTTTAGTTTTTTCAAAAGAGGTTTTTAGCATATAAACTCCTTCAGCTACTCCTTTAACTTTTCCATCTCTTCCTACAATTCTATGTCCATATTCAACATGCAACCCATATTCAGTATTATTAAATACCTTTACATATAAATCGTCTTTTTCAAGCTCCCAACTCCTTCTTAATTGTCCCGTATCAACTGGAGTTTTCATCTTAGTATCTCTAAGTAATTTGCCACCGCATTTTTTAACTAATTTCTGTAATTCTTTTGCAAAATCGCTCTCCATATCATCAAGCATTCCTATAATATCTAAATTCTTGAAATAAAAATAATCATTAGCCATTATACTCTCTCCTTCTTAGTGACTGGAGTTTCTATATGAGATTTATATGGATAAGGTTCGCCGGCCTCAAATTCTTCTGTTCTTCCATTGTAAGTTATAACTAACTTATCTCCAACTTGTATGTCTACTGTTGGTCTGCAAAATAATTTATAAGCTGCTGAAATATAGGCTGTTCCTGTTTCGCCTGCTACTGTTGTTTCACTTCCTTTGTCTAATGAACATTTGAGATCAGAATATTTTAATATTTCTTGCATAGTTGTAATCCCAGTATTAGGGTTTTTAACTTTTTCTTTTCTATATATATCCATGCTATCAAAATACAGAGTTGCTATTATATCCGCTTCACTTGCCATAATAACACCTCCTAATAAAATCTGCATCTTCTAAATTGGTTTAAATATTCTTTTTCATCATCTGTTAATTCTGGAGAGCTTTTAGTTACAGACGCTCCTCCAGAGTCAGTTGAGACACTATCATAGTTATATTCTATTCTTACACTGCCTCTTGTAATAGATTTTATGGCACCTTGGTTTGCTGGGGTCACTGTTGAAGAGTCATCCACATTCTCTCCTAATTGCGAAAGTTTATAAGCCATTATATTTGATACTTTATCTTCTATAAATTCGTTTAATGCATCTTTTTCCTTTTCTTCTATTTCATCTAAATTTTCTATATTGCAATATCCTTTTACTCTTTTAGTGACTTTATTTATATATAAAGTAATTATATTATCATAGTCATTTTTTTTTAATCCTAAGATTAGTTTTATATTTTCAAGCAAATTATCACCCTCTTATAAAAATAGAGGGCGAAAATACCCTCTTATTCATTATCTTTTAATAATTCTATTAAATCAGCTTTATTCAATGAAGAATATCCAATCAATCCTCTTTCTTTAGCTAACTCTTTTAATTGAGCTAATGTCATTGATTTATAATCAATAGTTTTTTTCGCTTTCATCGATTGAACTGAGTTTGTAGTATTAAAAGGTACAGTCCATTCTGCATATTGCACTTGGTTCTACTATTTTAGCTCCAAATACATATAATCCTTTACAAGCATCTGAGAATGATGCTTCTGGTCTATATGCTTCTATTTTAGATATTTGTCCTGCATAAGATATAGCCATATCAGTACCAGCCATTATGTGATAATGTAATACTTTTGGAGATGACCCAACTTCTTTAGTTACTACATTATTAGATTCGTATATATCAAATCCAGCAACCTTACCTTTTATTCCATTAGCTTTTACATCTTGGTTTTGAGTATATTTAGTATATCTATCATCTTTTTCTAATAGCCCTAAAAATTCAGGTGGAACTACTACAAATCTACCGATAGATGGTATATTCTTTTTATTGAATTGAACTTTTAAATCTACTAAAGTATCATATGCATTTGAAGCACTTAATGCTTTTGGTGCAGATTCAGTACCGAATTCAAAAGTAACTGCTTCATCATCTACCATAGCTGCTATATATTTATCAGTCACTTCACCAACTGCATATGCTGCCCTTTGCATTGCTTTTTCCATTAAGTTTACATTAGCTTGTACAGCTTCAATATCTTCTACTTTAAAGTTAAAGTATTTAGCTTGGTCTATTACTAATGATACTGTGCTTCCTCCACCTGGATCTGCAGGAGTTCCTACTCCAGATGCTTTAGTATAATCAGATACAGTTATATCTCCAAATTTTTGGATATGAACTGTATCACCTATATTTTTTATTTCTCCTTCATAATCTCTATTGACACAATTTGCAAATACATGAGTATTATCTAAGTTTTGAAGTAAACGTGCTGACCATAATTCTGGTATAAATTTATCAAAGTTTTTAGTTCCGTAAGCCATTTATAACATCTCCTTTTATTTTAATATTCCTTGCTTGGATATTTCATCCCAATGTGCATTTATTTCAGATGGTGACATCTTTTTAATATCTTCTAATGTAAACCCGCCTTTGCTAGTTTTTACTGCTCTTGGTGTTCCTGATGAAGCCTTTATTCTAGCTTCTACTCCAGCATCTATAGCTTGATTTACATATTCTTGTAATGATGCAATATTCTTTTGTATTGCTTCTGCTTCTCCATCTGCTCCAGCCATAACCATATTTGCTAAAGCTCCTGGTAAGCCTTTTTCAACTAATAAATCTTTAGTTTGATTAGTTAATCTTTCAAATTCAAAAGCTTTTTCTTTTTCACTGGATTGCTTTTGCATTTCTTCCAGTTTTTTATTTAATTCGCTTATTTGATAAGCTGTTTTATCTGCTTCGCTCATTTTAGCTAATTTTTCTGATTCAAGTTGAGCTTTATCGTTTTGCAAAGATTCAAGCATTTCTTTATATTTTCTCTTCTCTTTTACTATGTTTCTTGAGGCTATATCTTTTGCCATTTCCTTAGCTTTTTCTTCAACTAACTTATTAAGTTCATCTTGACTCATTGGAGGTTGTTGTACTGGTCCTCCTGTTTCATTATTTGCATCTTGAGGCGGTTCTTGCTCTCCTTCATCAGCTAATAGCTGTAAATTCATATTTAATTTTGTATCGTTAACGTTAACTTTGTTTGATTTTTTCATAATAACAATTCCTTTCCACCTAGTTTTATGGGCTAGTAACCATTCTGCAATGTTTTCTTTAATGTCTACCCCATAGAAAAAGACAATAAAAAAAGAAGCCTTATTTTGCTTCTTTAAATTCGCATCTATTAATTCCTACTTTTATTTTCATAGTTTGCTTATCTAATTTACAACCATCAATTCCTTCTTCAATTGCATGTATGCATTCTTTGCAATCAGGAACTATAATTTGTTGACCATCTTCTTTTAATCTATCTCGCATTATTCATCCTCCAAACTTTTAGGATCTATATATTTACATTCTAGCTTATAAGACTGCTTTCCTTCATCCCATGATACATTTTCAATTTGTAATTGTGTACCTTTATCAAGTAGCCATTCTCTTTCAGCTGAATGTGTAGAAATTGGTGCTATATATCCGCCCCCTGTTGCTCCTTTATCAATTTTTATTTCCATAAATATTCCAAAATTAAAATCTTCACTTGCTGGTCCTTCAGGTGCAACTGTTGTTGACATAAAAGCATCATCCTTTACAACTAAACCTTTTACCTTTTTATTTAATTCTTTAACATCCATAGTCTTGTCTTTTATTTGTTCAATTAAATCTTTATCTAGCGCTTTATTAAATATTGATCCAGATGTACCTCTAAATACTTTCATATCTGTATGGGCAACACCTTTTTTAAGCCCACTAGATATTTGTTCAATAACCTTTTTAGTTTTCTTTTGTATTGCCTTTATCTCTTTATCTGTTAATTCTTCTAAATGAGTTCCTCTAAGAATATCATTTATATCTTCAAACCAATCATCTTTTGTATATTTTTTAAGTGCTTTTCTTTCTTCTGCTGTTATATCTTTTAAGAAGTTATTTTCATCTGGTATATCCATTGCTGTAATATAATCATATTGTTTATATGTTTTCTTGTGTTCTTTTTTCTTCTTAGTTGTTTTAGTTTTAGTTGTTTTTTGTTTAGATCCCTTATTGGTTTTAGGAGCCTTAACATTATTCTTCTTTTTAAATTCTTCTTTTATAGCTTCTTCTATATTACTATGATTTTCATAATTTTTATTTATATACTTTTTAGCCCATTCTTCATACTTCATATTTGCTGGAACTTCAATTCTTTTCCCATCTTCATCTCTAGCAAATCTAGTATCTTTTTCATCATCTTCATCATCTTCATAATATGGCACTGTTGTACATCTATCGTTAGGATGCATTGGAGGATAATTTAATCCCGTTATTGCATCTTTCGTATTAAATACTTTTCCATCTAACTTAGCACAATCATTACAAGTTCTAATATCTAAAGTTGCTAGAAATTCATATTTATCAATGTCTAAATCATCGTAAGTATATTTAGAAGCTTCATTCATACAATAAGCATGTTCCGTTTGGACTAATCTTATTGAATTTTTATAACTGCTATCCATTTTTTCTTCTATTCTTTTAGCAACTTTATTGCTGGATTCTCCTCTAATTATCATCTGCGTTATTTCATTTTTAATAGTTTTGCTTAATTGTTTTTTATTGTCCCATATTCTATTACTATAATTGGACCCAGACCAAGGATAGCTTAATATTCTTTCTATTTGTTTATTATTTATTCCACTGAAATTTGCTAAAAATCCTTTTTCTTTGCTTATATTATATATATTTTCATAATAATTATCTTTAATAGTTTGTGTTAGAAGTTTCTTAGTTTTTTTCTCAGTTTCTGTGGTTAGTTGATTAAGCTGTTTATCAACTTCATATTGTAAAGCCTCTAATCTCGTTATCCTACTTTTCATAGCTAAAGTATTAAGTTCTAATAATACTTCTGGATTATCTTTAATCATTTCAAGATATCCTTTTATATCAGTTCTCCATATTTTAAACTCATCACTAGTAAGATATGTAGAAGCTTCTTTATAAGTTAAATTATTTTCTTTAGCATATTTTACAAATAAATTATTAATTTCTTTTTCTATTTCTTTGCCTGCTTTTTTATATTGAGATTGAAGTTCTTTGGATAATTTATTGCAGTCTTTGATTCCTTTATTCAGCTTTTCTTTTTCCCTCTTTTGCCAATACTCTCTATTATTCTTTACCATCTTCTTCACCTACTTCAGCAGGTTTTTCTTGTTGCACTTCATAAGGTTGCTCATATACTGATTCTTCTTCATCTTCTTTTTTCTTTAATTCTGCTTGTGGATCGCTTATAGATGGGAACATTCCTATTACAGTTTCTTTGCTCAATATTCCTGTTAATGTTTGCATCATTTGTGCAATTTCTAATTCATTTACTGGTCTATTTCTAGTAAATACTGGCTCTATATCTATAAAATCAAATTGTAAACTACTATCCTTAGTTCTTAAATAGTTACATATCAATTCTATTCTTCTCATTAATCCTTTTCTAAACTTAGCTTCTTTTACCGAAGTTAGATTATCAATTCCCATAAGCTTATATTTCATTGCTTCTCCACTTATGTTCCCGCTAAATGATTCATCTGTTAAATTTGGAACTAATGAAAATTTATGAATATCATTATCTAATCTATTTTTATAATTTTCTAAAGCTGTATCTTGAATATCTTTTATTAAATATTTTGCATCTCCAGTATTATCTTGAAAATTTATTATATGCATATCTTTTAATGTTTTAGATGCTTCATCATCTACAACATAGCCACTTATAACCAACATCGCATTCGTGAAATATTCAAAGTCATTAGCTGTGTCGGACTGAACTTTGTTATATTCATCTATCAATGTCATTACCTTTTCAAAATCTCCAAATAATTCATCATTGTTAATATAAACTACTACTGGTACATCTTTAAAAAAATGTTCTCTTGTTTTACTTTCATCTATAACAAAGCTGTATTGTTTAATAGTTCCATACATTATTTTACCAGTTTCAATTATTTCATCTTTATCATTTAAAATAGGGCCTGTATATATTTCACATTTTGTTATTATCTCATTTGTATTAACTATTTTTTCTTCCCAATACCTTATAGCATAAAGTATATTGTCTTCTATTGTATCATCATATACTATTGCTACTTCGTTTCCTCCAAATGCCTTAAATCTTGGTTGCATGTCTTCATCTATATATAATAGTTCAACTGCATATCCTCCAATAGATGCTCTTTTAGCTAAAGTAGTATTATGATCATGCTCGTCATTGTATTTTAATATATCGTTTAATTTTTCTAGTAACTGTTCATCTTCACTTTTATATGTCACTTGTTTACCTAAAAAATAACCTACTGCCATAGTTGTTATATAGTTTGCATATGGAGTTGCTAAATAGTTATGAGGTTTTCCATCATTTTCATATTTTCTATTAAATATGTCTGCATGATTATTGTAGTATTTTTCTAGTTTATCAATTCTAGCCTTTTCAAATCTGTGTTCATCTAATATGTAATCAATTGTTTCTTTATTTAATTCAGCATCTCTTGGAATTTTAATTCTTCTATTAATCAATACATCACCTCCTAAATGCCTAATTTTCTTCTATCTATTGCCTTACCTGTTTTTTCTATTATAATTTCAGCTACTCCAGTAGTTGCATCAGGTGCATCATCATGTTTATTTTTACCTTCCTTTTGATATTTAAACATATCTTTATAATATTCAGGAAATCTATTTTTCCAGTTATAAGGGAAATATATATGTTGGGTCACCCATGTACTATTTGATAAAATTCTAGCTTGTTTATTTTGTGATTGATGAAACCAATTTATTATGCATCTATTACTATTGTATTGATTTCTTAATATATTCCCTACATTTCTAGCAAAACCTCTACCTCCATTATTAGATTCTATATATGCTAAATTAACTTTATTATCATATAATACTTTTGCTGTCATTGGCTCGGTTATTTCCATACTAGCTTTAGTATAAATTACATCTAAAACATAGGCTTCTTTGTCATATACTCCAAATATTATACAACATAAATAATCATCACCTGTATCTGCTGTATCACAATAGGCCATGATTTTATTAATCAAACTATCCCCTTTATCATTTACTGGCAATTCTGTATATGTTTTAAATTCTCCGTATAAGCATCCTTTTAAATCTATTGGTATTTGTTGATAGTTAGCTGAAGCTATATCTTCACCCATAGCTTTTATTTTAGATTCATAGCTTCTTAATGATAAGACTTCATCGCATAACATAGTTCCATCATCTTGTAATGCTTTCATATTGATATGATTTACTTCTTTACCTTCTTCTTTATAAAATTCTAATGCTTTTCCTGCTAGATCATTACTTGCCCATCTAGTCATAATAATTATTATTTTTCCGCCTTCTTCTAATCTTGATAACATTGTATTAGTAAACCATTCCCAATGTTTTTCTTTTATATTTTCATTATGTGCTTCTTCAGCATTTTTAATTAAATCATCTATAACAAGTATAGAAGCTCCAAAACCAGTTGCAGTTCCTGTTGGTGAAGTCGCTAAATAATTATTATATCCACCTTCTAAGCTCCATAAGTTCATGGACCCATCACCACGTTTTATTTTTACGCCCGGGAAAACATCACTATATACAGGCTTATATATATCTGCTTTTGCCTCTTGTATATCATTTCTTACGTTTTTAGAAAATGTAGTTGATAATGTCTCGTTATAGCTTCCAGTCATTACTTTTTCTTGTTTATTTTGTCCTAATATCCATTCTACAAATAAAGATGCTGTTCTACTTTTGCCGGTGACGAGGAGGCATATTAATAATCATAACTTCGTCATTGCTTTCATAAAACGCTTGAAATGTATTGCATAATTTAACTAAATAATCCCTGCTAGTTTTATAAAAGTCTGGTGCTTTTAAATTGCAATACCAAAAGAAGCTTCTGCGAGCTAATTCACATCTTGCACCTAATTTCTTTAATTTCTCATTTGCCATCCCATCGTCACCCCCTTAATCTTCGTCTATCATTTTCTTTAATTCTTCATAAGTGAAGTTTGCATATGGATTACTTATTTCACCATTTAAACTTACATCTTGTTTTTTTACTGGATATAATTCATTAAGTTCGCCCAATTCCTTTATTGCATTTATGAATATAGTTCCATTCGCCTGTCTTAGTCCTTTTTTAGGATTATTTATATCCTCTTTAGCTTTTTCCTTTACCCAAATTAAGTCGTTTACCATTTCTTCTCTTGTGTATAAAGCTTTTTCCTTGTGTTCTTCTAATAATTCCTCATACCTTACCTTTACCTTACTCTTTTTAAGCAATTCTGAAGCTCTAACATCTATTACTTCATCTTTCATATTAGCAGCATTATAAGCTTCTTTATATGCAACTCTTTGACTTTTACCACTTATTAATGCTTGTACAAATTTTTCTTGTTTAGCTGTCAAGCTCATAATGCCACCTCCCTATTAATATTTTTCAATAATCACCATTAATAAATCCTTCAAACTCTTCATCATTAGCTATAACTCCAAAGTAATAGCACTCGTGGCCAAAATAAATATGAAATAAAGGTATAAAGCAATATATTATGCATTTTCACAGTAGACATATTTGCCACACATCGCAATCCTTGTTCTGCTAAATATTCATTAATTCTTAGAAAATATAATGCAAATGATATTAACGATACTATTACAAACGCTAAATATATTTTAAATATCATTTTATTTGCTCCTTTTGCTATTTATATTTTTATTTCTATATTTTAGCTTTCTTTTGTCCGACTTAGCTTCTATTAATTCCTGAACTAATCTTATATATTTTTCATCATTACTTACCCTCGCATGACTGGTCAATAGATACAAGTTTCTAGTTTTAGGCATCTTTTTTCTTATGCAGTTATCTATTACTGTTTTAGCGACATTAAAACCATATATATGGGAATGTCCTTTTATAAATGGCTTCTCAGTGTTATATACAACATATCCTTTCTTTACTGCTAGTATTATGTATTCTTTTCTTTCATACACTTTCTTTGCTCCATCCGTTTTATCAAAGTTTGGTATTTCCTTCATAATGTCATCATATTTGTACAATTCCTTTGGAATTTCTATTGTAGGTTTTATAACTTCATCTATTTCCTTCCATCTTTTCACCATATAATCACACCTTCATACAAAATAAAAAAGAGCACTAAATTATTAGCGCCCTTGTGGGAGTAATGAATAAAAACAATCATTAGAAGGTTTCCAGAGTTGCACTGGATGATACTCATACCTTCATATTGCACCCATTGATTTGGGTGCATTAAAATGGAATATAAATAATTAAAGATATAGATATATAGATATATATATAGATTTTTTAACACACAATATATATGAATATTTTGATTTTATCACGGTTTACTCCGGAGGTTTTAAAGTGGTCCTCTCACTTCTACTACTATGTTTTAATATATATATTAGCTGATTATTGGACTCGAACCAATCAAGCTTCATTCGTATATAGCCGGCATTTTAATACTCCTGTTACTTGAACCTTTTATCAGCATATTGAGGGAAGAGTACCTCTACTCTTATCCCTCGAACAGAAACTTAATTTGAGTGGAATTAAGTTCTCATTTCTCCAGCATAGTGTGGTATGCTTTACTAATCTTCCATGCTTATATATTACCAGCTTTCATAGTACACTGGAGTACCCTTATCTTATTTTTTCTAATATTTTTCTATGCTTTTTATGTATTCCATTCCAACTGTAATTCATTAAAACGCATAGTCTTTCCCACGTATATCCGTCAATATATCTTAACCTCATTATATTTCTATCTACTGCATCTTCCAATTTATCTATTGTATTTTCTATTGCCCTTTGTTGCTTAAGTAATCTTATTTGTTTTTCATGGTATATATTAAGTAGTTCTTCTATTTCTCCTAGCAATGCTCCTAATCTATCATTTTCAAAACTTCCACCTTTTGGCATATCATCTATTATCATACTTTTAATGCTTGTTTTCTTTTCTTCTAGGTACTCTATTTTATCCTTTATAATATCTAATTCTCTTTTGGTTTCTATGTATTCTTGTAATTCTTTTTTCTCCATACTCCCTCAACTCCTCTTACTTATAATATCCTATGTTTATTCTTTGGATAGTTCTTTGAAGTTTATATTCTAGTTGTTCTTTTAGCTTTTCTTTTGAGTTGTAATCCTTATTACTTGATAGATACAATATTTGATTGATTAAGATATTTACATCTGCAATTTCTGAAATTGTATCATCTGATATTTCTCTTCTATTTGCTATATCCTTTGATATTTCCTTTGTCAATTCTCCCAGTTCTTCAATTAGTTTTAACTGTTGATTTCTAATTTTAAATGTATCTGCTATTTCTTTTATAGCTCCATTAATTTCTTCTATATTCATCTATTCATCCTTTCCCATTAGCATTTTTATATATTGTATTTCACAACTTTCTTCATCCTCAAAATTAAGTTCACAATTCATACAACCTATTCCCTCTAAATCATAAGACTCATTGCAGAATACTTTAAATCTCTTGTTTATATCTGCTATAAGTTCACGTTCTCCTTTTGTTTTTCTTCTACAAGCCATATTCTAACCCCCTATATTTTTTAACCTCTTTTCTAAAAGCCTCAGTCTTATCATAACCACAACCAAACATCTCAGGACAGAAACCTCTGTAAATACATTCTCTAACCATGCAGCTTGCTAATTCCGGTTCAGTCTTAGCTACCTCATCCTTAACGGCTTGCCACGCCTCCCTAGTTTCAGGAGACGCGCAGCTACATAATCTTTTTCTAGATATATTGATAAGTGCTTGTGCATTTGCTTCAACTTCATGGTTTACTAAACTACCTTGTGGTAAATCATCTCTGTTAATTCCTGTACGGTCAGTTCTTTGAGTTTTAACAAAGTGGTCTATACCAAATTTATGTCTAACAAAATGCACAGAAACCCAAGATTTCAAATCATACCAACGCCATTCAAATTTTAATTTTCTTATTGGTGAATGCTCTGATAATATCAATTGTCTTTTCCATTTACTATCAGGGTATGCTCCTGTATTTTTTCCTATTGTATTCATAGTTGCGTCCTTAACGTCTTGCCAATTATCAGCATGTTTAAATTTATCTATTTTCATTTCTTTTTACCTCCTCATAAATAATAGGATTAACTTGTAACCCTCTTCTATAATATTCACATTCTCTTTCACAGTTTGGTAATTCCATATTTCTAACTTCTAAACAGCGTTGACAATAATTATCAATTGGACCTTTTAATTTTATTTTCATTATTTCAACACCTTTCTTTTTCCACATTTTGTACATATAACTTTCTGATATTTCTTTTTTCCCTTCTTTCAATCCTATTGTAGTTCTTGCTGCATCTGCTACATCTCTATAAGTTCCTCCGATATCTGTTACAGTTATTTTAGCAACCTCCATATTATTCATCCTCCCCTGTTCCTAATATATCTATGCCTGTTAACTGTCTACAGTAATTTCTTAACTTGTCCAATTGTCCAGTGACTCTACTGTGTTTAGTTTTTAACTGGTTTAATTCCCTTTCCAACTTTGCATTTTCCTTTGCAAATGATATATTTTGTTTTTCTAAGTAAGTATTTGCTAGGCTTAACTTTTTATTTGCATCTAATAGATTTTCGATTGTGTCTTCTTTTACTTCTATATCTTCCTTTAATTTGTTGCTTCTTTCTCTCCAGAATTCTATTATTTTAAGACAATCTTTATTTGTTTCTTGTGCTCTCTCTAATTCTTCTGTAAGGTCATTTATATATTTTCTATTTAATAACATATTTAAATCCCCCTTATTTCATTTCTTGATTAATTAGTTCATCTATTACCTCACTCAGCCTTACTACTTCACTGGTCAATCCTAGTTGGCAATATAAACTGCTAAGTATCTCTTTTAACTCGTCTAGCATAATATCACCTCCATATTTTCATTTGATAGTCAAATAAGAATAGGGAACTACACTAGTATTGCATAATCCCCTATTTAATTGTTTATTTTATCCCCAAATATTCTTTTATTACTGCTATTGCATCATCTGCACTCCAGCAAACCTTACACATATATCCCTGCTTATATAACCAATCTAGCCATTTAACTTGTTCTATGGTGCATTTATTCTTTCCATATTTCATCTCTATTGCTAGTCCTATGTATTTACCTTTAGGCGATAAAAGTAGTAAATCTGGAACTCCAGCTCGCATACCAAGTCTTTTTAATTCTGCTCCTGTTATCTTACTTCTTTTTGCTTCATTTGGACAATGAAAAATCCATTTAAGTTCTTCAAACCTATCAGAATTCCAACTGCACCATTCTATGACTGCTTTCTGCTCTTGTGCTTCACTCATATTTACTCATCTCCACTTCTCTAGCTATATTAATAGCCATAGTTATCGCTTCATTTAAGCTATAGCCTAGCTCATAGTAGAATTTAGCAAACTTTATAACCTCTTTCATCTAATCCCCTCTAACAATCTATGATAAACCTTATATAGTTCAGCATATTTGTTTTTATTTAATAAATCATGCTCTATCCTTTTTATCTCAAGTTCTTTTATCATTTTTTCTAGGTCCTGTAGCATTTGCATATTTCTTATTTGTAATCCTGTTAATTTCATTAATTTATTTCCTCCGCACTTAATAATTTTCTTTCGTATTTTTTATTTAGTGTTTCAGTTACTAAGTGATTATTTTCTAATACTTCATATAATTTTAAATACTCATCTAACACTTTTTCCCTAACTTCTAACATTTCATTATTCATTTCTTTTTTTCTTAACATTTTAGGAAATCCAAATATATTTGATGTGACCTTGTTGACTACTGTATTTGCTTTTATGTATGATACTTTTTCTTGTTTTAGTTCTTCTGGAAGTAAATCTTGTAGTATTTCCATGCATTGTAATTGATGTTTTTTATCACCTTGTCTGAATTTTAAATCTTGAAGTGCTTGTTCTAACGCTTCTATATATTGTTGGGTTTTGTATCTTACTAATGCACTTTCTTTATTGCACATTTGCATTACCCAACTTCTATCCATTACAAAACAAGGTCTTTCTTGATTTTGTTTATCTTTATATGTGCCCTCCTTAATTTTTAGGGCGGATATTTCAACACCAGCATTTTCAAGTGATTTAATTTCTTTTCGTATACTAGCCATAAAGTTGTCGTGTCTTACTGCCCCTTTATTTCCTTCTTCCTCTCTAAATTTATTTATCAAGTCTACTACTTCTAAAGATGTCATTGTAATTTCTATACTTAATAAGTTCATACAATCAACTCCTTTTAAAGTAACTTTTATTTAACTGTTAATAACCTCTTTTGTTATTGGATCATAACTCCATACTCTAACTTCATCTTTTATTCTTCCATTTACTAAATTACCGCATTCTCGACACTGACTTACTACACCTAGTCCTTTTACTTTAAGATGTATCATTGTGCCTCCACAGTTTATGCAGCTTTTTTCTTTACCCCCTAGTACCTTTTTCATTAGTTTTCATCCCCTTAACTAATTTTCTTTTTCTCTAACTTCTTCATTACTTCTGTTATTGCCGCATATACATTATGTTTACTCACACCTAATATTTTGCCTGCCTCAGCTTGTGTTAGTCCTTCGCCAAATACTAAGTCAACACACTTCTTTTGTCGCTCCGTAAGACAACTTAAATCCGTTGTAGCCATATCTATATATTTGTATTTTCTAGCTACTGGCTTGTCCAAGTCCAATATTTCTATATTCTTTCCGTTCAAAATATCTTTTAGATTTTTCAGTGCTATTTTTTCTATTCTGTGAATTTGTGCTTGACTTGTTTGTAATTCTTTTCCAATCTCTGACTGACTTTTTTCTTCGTAGAATCTTTTTATTATTACTAATTTTTCCCTTTCTGGTAGCTTATTAATAGCATTAGGGATATCTATTTTGAAAATTATTTGGTCTTCTGATATGCTATTACTTTCTAATGTTTCTGAAAATTTTACAGCCTTTGTTTTATGTTTAGATGCTCTCATTGTGCTATCCATAGGAATTTTGCCTTCCATAAGATGCAATGTCTTTGTAATTTCTTCGATTGTTATTCCCATAATTTCTGACATTTCTTTTAGTGTGGGTTCTCTTTGTATTTTCTCGAATTCTTTTCTAATTTGCTTGATTTGTCTATATTCATCAAAATTTTTTCTAGGTATTCTAAATGGTACATCTTCTCTATGGTCTCTTATAGTATGCATTATTTTACCTATTATATTGCTTGTTGCATAAGTTGAAAATTTTATTCCTAGTTCTGGGTCATAATTTTGTATGGAATATAATAATCCTAGACTCCCAACCTGAATTGCATCATCGTAACTTATTGCTTTACCTTTGAATTTCTTTGCTTGCTTATATACAGGCCCCATATTATCCTCAACAATGCTTGTTACAGCCTCTCTATCGCCATTTTGAGCCTTTCCAAACAATTCAACAATATTTTTATCGATACTCATAATTACTCCCCCTCTACATCTTCTCTATGATTAATCCATGATATTTAATTTTGTTTGCTCCGTATCTCTTTTGATAATATTTATATGTATTTTGTACACTGTTGTAATTTAAATCGTATTCTTCACAAGCTTCCTTCATAGAAGAAAATATTCTCTCTTCTCCTGCATACTTGTTAATTACTCTAATTTGTCTTCTCTTGAAAACTCTTCTTTTTTTAATTGCCTCTAATTCTTTTCTGACTTTTATATCATAATTAGCATTTTCTTCGTTAATGACAATCATTTCTGCTTCTGTTATTCCTCCAGTTGCTCTTATATTGTCAATTTCTCTTATTCTTTCTTCTGCTTCCTCTGGATTAAATAACTCTGGTAGCATGTAATTTCTTGAGTCTTTCTTTGGATTTGGGTCTAGTATTGCTGCTGCTAAAGCAAGATAGTTAAGTGATGTATTGTCGTTTGGATCTGTATATTTAGAATGGTATTTCTTTACTGGCATATGTTTGTATTTCATAATTACTCCCCCTTACCAGGGGAAATCCCCTGGATTAAAATTTTCCCTTTTGACTTTCTTTTAGAAGTGTTTCTAGTTCATCAGGATCATATTGTCTAAAGTTTTCATTCCCAGCATTATAATGAAATTTAGTCGGTTTAAATTGAATATTGTTAGTTTTATTGTTTAATGTATAATTATCCTTAATTGCTTTAATAATAAAACCAGTAACATTTTTTACATTTGAACTTTTAGTAATTTGAAGTTTTTCATCTAAATATGAAACATCTTTATCTGCACTTATAAGAGCTTCATATATAGTTTGTATATCTTCATTTTTCAAATCGAAATAAGACTTTATTTTATCAACAACAACAGGTGATACGGTATTTTTTGCTTGTTGTTGTTGTTTTTCTTTTTGTTTTTCTTTTTGTTTTTCTTTTTGTTTTTCTTTTTCCCCCAAGTCTATATATAGACTATCCATAGGGTATCCATACCCTATACAAACATCTATCATATATTTTTTAAAGTCTGGATTTTTAATTTCTGAAATTTCTTTTAGTATGCAGTTCATAACCTTTGGAGATTTAGTAAAATTAAATTTATGCCAATTCTTTATGAGAATTTCTTTTGTATCAGGTGAATATTCAATTTTTCCATAGTCAACAAATCTTTGTAATAGCTTTTCAACTGTTTCTCTGTTATATCCAGTTTGCATTTCTATAACTTTATAAGGCAACTCATGACATCCACATTGAGTAGTTCTAGGGTTGCTTAATATATAAAGATAAAAATATTTTTCTTCCGGAGTTAAGTCTAATACAAATCCATCTTCCCAGAAATCTGTTTGTATTGCTCTATACTTCGCCATTTCTTTCACCTCACTTTATCTTTTGTCTAAGGAAGAGGAATTAATCCTCAACCTATTACAATAAACTAACTTGTCCTTCTATATTACTTTCATCAGTTTCAGTAACTTCATTAAACTCTACATCTTGTATTTCATCATCTACAGTTACATCATCAACCTTTGGATCATATTCAATTAAAAGTTGTAATACTTCATCTGCTTCTTCAAATTTAAGATGTTTTAAATCGTATCCATTGCTAGTACAGAAATACTCTAATTCTTTTATGTCTTTAGGATTATTGAAATCATATAATCCCTTTTGTGATGCCATTGCCATTATCTTATTCTTTTGCTTAGTTGATGCCATACCTGGAATTATTTCTTTTTCTGGTAACTTAGTATCTATTCCCATTTCTTCTTTTTCGTATAATCCTCTTAATTCATTTGGAAAAGCTTCTCTTAAAGCTTGAGATTGAGCTACTTTTCGTATCATCGTACATGGTTTGCTACTCCACATACTATTTACTGTTCCGTCCTTTTTCTTTTGTATATATTCTTCTAAACTAACTAAACACTTAGTAGGATATTCTCTATTTTTTAGATATACTTCACACCATCCGCCTATTAATTCATCTCCTGGAACTTTCAATGAGCCTTCACGTTCTTTTACTTCTCCATTCTTATCAACCACTACTATTCCAGCCTTTAATCCATCAAAGTATGGATTTTCTCCAGCCTTTTTAAGAAATACATCTTTCCCTACTATAATTTGAGCTGGTTGATTTCCATATTTAACAAGATATGCATCTCTTACAAATGGATTAAGCTTTTGAGCCTTGCATAATTCAATAAAATATAAAACTTCTTGGTCAGTAGCTCCTGGTGCTATATAATTCTTAACAGTTGTGGCTGATAATACTTGTCCACCTTCTAATGTATAAGTTGCTAACTGCAATGCATTATTGTTATTCATTAGTTTCACACTCCTTAGTCTTTTCTTGTTTTACAAAATCCCTATATGCTTGCAAATATCCCTTGTCATATATTGTCAAAGGGCTGTTATCTATTTCATACTTTTGTATATATTCTTCAAGTTCTTCAATAGGTTTATATCCTTCTAAACATTCCCTTGCTCCATCAATAAAACCCCATGCTTCCTCTGCATTATCATCGTATTTATTGGTGTACATTGCATAAAGTAGTTTATTCTCAAAAGTCGGCTCTTGATTTAAATAACTATCTCTAATTCTCATATTTACACCTCTTTTGTTATTGTGGTATAATTAACTTAGTATCAATTTTCATTGGTCCTATTTTATAGGGCCTTTTTTATATTCCCATCGTTGCATCTGTTTTCAAAGTTCTGATATCTTCATCTGCTTCATCAAGGTCCCTTACTTCTTCTTGCATCATTGCATCAATTTCTTGCAATATTTCTTTTAGGTCCTTGATTTCGTATGCTGTTCTTATTTTGCATGCCCTCCAGTATTCATAATTACAAGCAACTTGTAAATCATTTGTACTATATCTATCTTTGTATAGTTTTATTTGGCTATCACATAGTTCCATGAAACTCTCACATGCTGTAATCTTATTTTGTATGCTTTCTCTAACTTCATCTAATATCCAGTTCATATTAATCCCCCTTTAATATTTATTTATTAAAGACACTTGATGTTCTTCTTCATATTTCTTGATTAACTTGTAATAAGTTGATTTTTTCATATCTAGGGATAATAAAGCTTGTTTCATAGTCATTTGTTTCTTTTGTTGTTTTTGAACTATATCTATAAAATTATCTGGATAATCAAGCGGTGGACGACCAATTATATTACCTGTTTTTTTAGAATATCTTTTGCCTGTTTTTTCATCAACGGGCATATTTGCCATTGCCTGTTTTACCCTACTAACTCCACCATTATTAGAATTTAAGAATTGCCCATTATCCCATGATTTAGCTATTAATAAATACTGTTTTTCTTTGATATACGCTTCTTTTTCATTTTTGCAATAAACAAGTATTATTTTTTCAAAATTTTCTTTACCATACAATCTAATTTGTTTTTTTAAATCAGCGCCACTACCAAAATATCCATCATTTAAATCATTAGTACTGTGCTTTCCAATATAAAGCTTTAAATCAATTTTATTAACAATTAGGTAAACATAATGATATTCTTGACTCATATTAATCCTCCTTATCATCTTCTAAGTTGTATATCTTTTCTTCAATTTTCTTAATAATTTTTTCTAATTTAATGTTCTTTTCTCTTTCTGCTAGGGCAATTCTCTGCCAGTACTCTATTTGGCTTTGTAAATGTTTAATATAGTCTTGCATTATATAACCCCCCTTTAATATTCACTCGCATCCATTTGGACCTCAGTTAAAACTTGCATTACTTATTTTCTAATTCTTCCAATAATTTTTCTAATATCTTTCTTTGTCCTTTTCCGGTTACGCGAGTTGTATGGAATGTAAATACTCCTTTAGAACTTTCTCTAGTCCCTTCTCTTACTTCTAAGTATCCATGTATTATCGCTTCTTGCTTAGCTTCTGCACTATTCTTAAATATCCAGCCCCAATCTCTAAGCTTTTGGTACAATTTCTTTTCTCCTATAACTATGCCGTGGTGATTACTTAGTATCTTAGCTACTTCTCTAACCAATAAGGAATTTTTACTAGCAGATATTTGGTTCAGCATCTTACTATTTTTCTCTAGCTTGTCCTCAAGTTGTTTAGATTTTTCTTGTTCCTCTTTTAACTTAGTTGCTAACTGTATAAGAAAATCTGGACTAGTTAATGCTTTTTCTATTGTATTCTCTGTCATATAAGCTCCATGTTTTCTTATAGAAGGTAAAACTTCATTTGTTACCCAACGTTTGAATTTTTTAGCATTTGGTAATTTACTATTGAGAATTAAACTATATAATCCACTTTCATTAATTACTATTATTTTTTGTTTACCGCCAGGAGTGTCCATTTCGTTCACCCCTTTATCTTCTTCATCTACATGAGTTCTTACTGCTTTTGGTGGGTTGCTATAACCTAAAACAGTTGCTATATCTCTACCTACAAACCAAGGCTCGTTTTCAATTTCTAATACTCTTATTTCTCCAAATTCATTATTACTAAATGTTTTATAACTGTTATATAAATCACTCATAAATTACTCCCCCCTTAGAATAAATTCTTGTATTTATATTGCCATTTTTCAAAGCTAGTCCAACTGTCATCAAATCCAAAATGCTTAACTAAGATGCAATATACTTGTAAAGCTTCTGGAATGATTATCATTTGTTTATCACCTCCTGTTTATTTTCTTTTGTTTCTTTTTAGCTTCATTCTTGCAATCTTAGAATTTACCGCCGGCGTATTTTTCCCCAATTTTTGAGCTATAAGTTCTATTGTCTCATTTTCTTCACAATATAATTGTCTTAATAATTCTTCTTGGTCAGCCGTCCAGCCTAAATTTGTAGCTTTTTTAAGGCCTAATTTTCTAACTTGATAATCTACTGCTCCTTTTGTCTCTCCTAATAGCTGACATATTTGACTGATAGTGATATTCGGGTCCGAATAGTGCTTAATTAAATTCGCAACCTTTTCACTTTCCCATTGCCTATGAGGTTTTTTTATTCCCATATGAGATGCCATTGATCTAACTGATGAAGAGCTTTTATTTAATTCTTTTGCTATTTCAGTAAAGTTTTTATCTGAATTAAGCAAATATTCTTTTTCTTCTTCTGTCCAGTTTGATTGCTTGAATAAATTCATATTCTCAACTTTTTCTTTTGTCTTACGAATAAATTCTAATTCTTCTTCAGATAAGTTATTCATCTTTATTGACCCTCATTTCTCTTTCATGTTCATGAATGCATAAATTAAATGCTGCTTGTGCTATTCTATTGAAAACCTGTTCTCTAGTTAAATTACTAGTATCATTAAACCTAACTTTTATCTTTGCTACATCAGTTTCATATTCAGTAATATAGCTATCGTTAGATTGGTTCATAACAATCACCCCTAATTATGTTTATGAAGTCAATATTTTGTCCTATAGCTAATAATTAGCTATTCTATGTTTCAATATTTGTAGATAATAATAATGTATTCAATTTGTTGACTTCATTTGTGAAAAAAATTTCATATATGTTAGCATTGAATATAGTAGCTATTTTTTTAGCCTCTGATAATGTGAATTCAGATGAACCATTTTCTTTGTTAGCATATGCCCTAGTTGAAATGCCAAGCTTTATAGCTATATCCCCTTGAGTATAATGATATTTATCTCTCATTTCTTTTAGTTTGTATTGTTTACTCATCTAATCACCTCCTGTCAATTATTTGAATACCTTTATGCTTTAATAGTAGTATTATATTTTTTATATGTCAACAATATTTTTTACTTTTTTATAAAAAGTATTCATAAATAAGAATTTTATTTCATATGATTTTAAGTTATAATTTAAATGTAATACAATTTAGTTGTAAACACTTTTAAATGAATTAAATATGTATTCACATGGTATTTTCAATGTATTTATTAATGTTTGCATATTCTAAATATAATTTAGTTGCGAATATTGATATTATAAGTATGGAGTGTTATATATGGAAAATAAATTATTGGGCTATAACATAAGAAGAGAAAGAGAAAAATTAGGATTAAGTCAAACTGAATTAGGTAAATTAGTAGATGCTACAAAACAAACTGTTTCAAACTGGGAAAATGGTAATCGAACTCCTACGAATAAAACTATCGATAAATTAGCTACGATTTTTAATGTTAGTATGGATGATTTAACTGGTAGGAGTAATATTCAACATTTAGGACGAGTATATAGATACTCTGAAGAATTGACTGAATATATAGAGTTAGCTAGAGAAATCGAAAACCTAAATGATAAAGATAAGAAAATAATCAAAGAATTAATAAGAAGTTTAAATGATAAAGACAAATAAGTTAATCAACCTATTTGTCTTAATTTTTTTACTAATTCAATTATTAATTTATACGCTTCTGGGTCATTTTTCTTTAGTTGAGACAGCTCTTTTGCCAATTTTATAATTCCTTTCTCCAATCAAATCCCCCCATTTATATATCCATACTTATATTTTATAGAATATATGTTCTACATTCAACATTTAATTTATATATTTCTATTTATATTATAGGACAATAAATATAACTGGTAGTTATATTTATAGAAAAATTATGACAATTTATTAAAACATTTAAGGAGATTTATAATATGAATATAATTAGAAATACAAGACTAAAGAAAAAAGTAACTCAAAAGCAATTGGCTGAGATGATAGGAGTTTCTCAAGCCTATATTTCAAAAATAGAAAGTGATGAATTTGTTAATGTTACTTTGATTGAAATAATAAAATTAAGTAAAGCACTATCGATTAATGAACTGGAGGTTGCTAAATATTTTCTAAATAAATACAATAATTATAAATATGAATTTGGGGGAGAAATAGCATAATGAAAGTATGTATGTACTTGCGCAAAAGCCGTCAAGACGAAGAATTAGAAAAAAGAGAAAATACTGATACACTAGCAAGGCATAGAAGCACTCTATTAGAAGTTGCTAAAAAACAACATCTAGATATCATTGAAGTACATGAAGAAATAGTATCTGGAGGAAGTATAGCATCTAGACCTAAGATGTTAAAGCTATTAGAAGAAGTTAGAAATAATATGTATGATGCTGTGCTATGTATGGATTTGGATCGTTTAGGCCGTGGAGGAATGCAGGACCAAGGATTAATCTTGGATACTTTTAAAGAAACTAACACTTTAATTGTTACTCCAGATAAAACTTATGATCTAAATAATGAACTTGATGAAGAGATGACTGAATTTAAGTCATTCTTTGCTAGACGTGAACTTAAAATGATTACTAAACGTATGCAAAGAGGTCGAATAAAATCTATTGAAGAGGGAAAATTTATTGCCTCTAATGCTCCTTTTGGATACAAGTTTGAGTATGACAGAGAAGGGAAAAGGTTACTTATAATCGATGAAGATAAAGCAGCAATAGTGAAAGAAATATTTGCCTTATATATATCAAATTATGGTTCTTATAAAATAAAAGTATATTTAGATACAATAGGCGTTAAAACTAATTCTGGTAAACCATTTTCAGAACAAGCTATAAGAAGAATTTTAAAGAATAGCATTTATTGTGGGTATGTTAGCTGGAATAAAGTAAAGAGAAAAGGTACTAAATCTATTGTCAATTCAAAAGATAAAATAATTTATGCAAAAGGTAGACATCAAGCTATTATAAGTGAGGATATGTTTAATTTGGCACAAAATATTTTAGAAGGTAATCAAGTTCCCTCTGTATCACAAAATAAAAAAATGATCAATCCTCTTGCTGGATTAATCAAGTGTGCTTGTTGTAATCATACTATGATTGTATCTAAATCAACCTATAAAAATAACGATATAGTATTATTCTTAAAGTGTGCCCATTGTAATAAAAATTCATCGTCAAAGTTAGAAAGCGTTGAAAATACTATTTTGGGATATATGCAACAGTTTTTAAATGAATATCAAAATGAAATATTAAAAAAAGATATATCTGATAATAATAATGATAGAATAAGTAATCTTAAGCATACTTTATCTCTTTTAGAAAAGGAAACTATAGAACTTCAAAAACAAAAAAATAAATTACACGATTTTCTTGAAAGAGGTGTCTATGATATTGATACTTATTTAGAAAGAACTAATGTATTAAGAGTTAAAACAGAAAAAAATGAAACTGCAATTAATAATCTAAAAGAATTAATAGAAAAAGAAATGAAAATAGATTTAAATTATTCCGAACTAATTCCAAGGGTTGAGAAAATAATTAATAGTTATAAAAATACACAAAATATATTAGATAAAAATATATTACTTAAATCAGTAATAGAAGAGGTTATATACTATAAAGAAAAAGGAATTAGAAATGGTAAATTTGAACTTGATATAAAATTAAGATTACCAATATAGTTTTTTACTGTTATGGTCATACTGACAAACAATAATCCGTATGACCATAACAGTTAGGAAATATATAGTATAAATAGAATAAAATAGATTAAATGTTAAAAATATGTTAAAAGACTAAAGGACATGCAATTTTTAACCAGTGATTTGCATACACTATATCAAGTGTATTTGATAAGTGAAACGTTCTAAACTTGTTTAGATATTTAATACACGGTTTATGATATGGTTAGTGTCCATAGGGGAGTGCGTGCTTATGCATGTGCTCCTTTTTTAATACAAATTTACATAAAAATAAGCTACCTAACTAGGCAGCTTACATATAAACGAGCTATATCCTTGTTCTTCATTCTTTATTAGGCATAAAGCATTATATCTATCTAATTCAGCTAAATCTATTTCGCTATATCCATCTTTCTCGAAGTAAGTAGATAATTCTTTAAATGCTTTTACATCACATCCTTGCAATAATAAATAACTAGACCCAGATGCTAATACACTATTTTTACATTTAGGAGTTAATTGGTCTAAATAATGCAAAGCTAAAGTAGGAGTTAATTGAAATTTTCTACATTCTACCAATATGTTTTGCATAAGTAGTTGGCAGTTGTAACATTGATGTATCTCATCAAAGAATAATTCTGTATGTGTACTACAATCTATTTGCTTACTAATCCAAACTTTATTTAAAAAGTATGTGGCAATTACATTTCTAATCATTCTGCTTTTAAAATACTGTTCGGGTATTTTTATCAGAATTACTTTATTCTGCTTCATAGCTTCTACAAAATTAATATTATTATCAGCTTCTTTATTAAATGCTAATTTTGTATATAAATTAGTTTTTAACCAGCTAACACGGTCCAGAATTCCATCTATCTTACTATCATAATTCTCTACTCTACCTTTGCTATCTATTTTATCTAGATCTTTTAAATCTTCTATTTCTTCTATTAAAATATCTGGTACATTCTTTATTAACTCAAATCTTTTATCTGGATATTTCAACATATTAATAATGTCTTTAAAACTAGCATTTACATTCTTATAATAAACTACTGTAGCAGCTGCATAAAAATATCTAAGCATTCTGGGTGTAAGTTTACTATTGTCATCATTTATACTGTCTAATAATAATTGCATTTGTTCAGCTTTCTGCATAGCTATATTAACCTTATAGTATATGTCATCATCTTCATTAAATATTAACTCATTAAAGTTAAATGATTGAACTTGCTTAGGATCATTGAAATTAATTTCTACTAATTTATCCTTTGAAGTTATTTTCTTTATATTATCTGATAGCTGACATTTATCTATATAATCTATTACTACTAATCCTCTACCAGCTTTTATAATATCACTTGCCATATTTTGCATATAATAAGATTTACCACTACCCATACTTCCAAGTAATACTCTTCCTAGTCTTTTCATTTGCTCATCCATGGAGTAATATACCTCTTGTTTATTTTCTTTATTCTTTACAGTTCCAATCCTTATTTCTCCATCTTCTAAACACTTAGGGGCTTTCAACTCTAGGCACTTATTATGTTCAATCATCTTAAATTGATCTATAACCTCTAGACTAGGCATACTTATAAAATTACTGCTTTCTTCAATTGTAGTTTTATTAATATTCACATGATTTATGATTGTCTTTTTTATATCAATGTTTTTAGTAATTTCATTAATGATTAACTCATTATCATCTGAAATTATCTTGAAAGTATTAGAAAAGGCGTTAGAAAGTTCAATTTCTCTTGATTTCTCACTAGATTTGGTTAAAATTATACTCTGATTTTTACAAATTGCCTTCTTACCCTTTCTTTTAGTGCTATGAGAGATTTCACATTGTAAAGGATTAAGTATAAGCTGATTATTTTGTGGTACGTTTAAAATACAATTTAAGAGGTCGTTTATGAGTGAGATAAAATTTTTTAATGCTATTACAGATAAATCTTTAATATTTTTTGACTTTTTTAGATTTTCTCCATTTTTGTATCTTTGAATTGCTCTTGGATAGGTATTAGATCTAAAATAGTTGGATTCTTTTTCGCTAGTCGGTATAAAATTATATAATATTCCCACCATTTCATTTTCTTCCAATATAGATGTAATCGTCATGTTGCTATTGAGTAAGTCATTATTTCTTTTATCAACCGCAAGAGATAATGACTCATCATATTTATAATGCAAATCAAATTTACTGCAGCTATTAATATCCATTGGAATATTATCCACTTCTTCAATCTCTATATTTTTCCAAACCTCTTGAAATTTTATTTTAAATTGATTTAGATATGATTTAGGAATTATAAAATAAAATTGGACCTTTCCTTTTGTAATATGAATATAAAAGGATACTTTGGGCTTTTGAACGATAATTAACTTTTTACTAGCTTGATTTATATATTTATTAGACTGTTTAAACATTTTATTAATTAGAGATGCTATTTGTTCAGTATTATTATTTTTGTTGCTCTTTGTAGGAACTAATCTGATAATTGAATATTCGCATTTTCTATATTCGTAATAATCACTTAATTTCATACTTTTAGGTTTACTAGGAATTATATTAAGCATGGCATAACACCTTACTTAATATGTTGATTATGATATATATAGCAGGACACATTAATCCTACTCTCTTTCCTTTTTCCCAACCAAATATATATAAAACTAAAGCTATCAATCCGGCTACTACTAACCAATCATAGCAAACGATACTTAAAGTTTCTAAGCACTCAACTGTAAATTTGCCTAAAAAAGCATTTAATTTATCCATATATATACCTCCTTAAAATTTAACCATACTAAATAATCTTGGATAAATGTTTAATACAATATAAAAAACAAAATATTGTATTCCTTCTCCAAATGCCTGTTTTAAATTAGCTCCTGCTAACATTTCATTTGTCATACATAGTATACCTTTGCCTAGGCATCCATATTTAGCGAATACAAGGACCATGTGAATTATTTCATAGGCTACATCTCCTAATCCCATATCATTATTTTGAGCGAATATAGGCTTTGGAATAGAAATAGCCAATAAAAATACTAATCTAGCATACTCTTTTTTATTCTTCTTTAAATTTCCTATAAATTTATCTATGGCATTTAAATCATATTTATCTTTGTGTAAAAATTCACTTATAGTATAAGTTTCCATACATAAACCTCCTTAAATTGTAAATAATAAGATTACACAAAATCGCAAGTAGGTGAATTATAATGAGTGAAGCTATATTTTGGTTTGGGTGTGCTATTGCTCTAGATATAATAGAAAAAATTCTATTTTAACATAATAAAAAAGCCTGAGATATCCGTTCTCGGCTTTTTCTTTTGTTTACTCTTCTTTATTTATTTCTTTATACATCTTTTCTCTAAGCACATTCTTTATATAATTTGATTTCCCATATTCTTTAAATTTGACTTCTAGCCAATCTAAGAGCATCTTATCATCTAGTGTTTGTGTTTTGAAGCTTATATTGATTATAGTTGGTTTTTCTTTTGCCATAATCTCACCTCACTAATTTTTATTCAATTATTACCTAAAAAATGTATAATAATTATATTATTTATTTTTTCTTGAAATCCTCTATTTATTTTCTTTGTATAAATATATGTAATTCTTCTATAAGTG